TTCGCAAGCTCCAACAGGATGCCCAAGATCTTGGTCAAACCATGTCCGGCGAGGATGCTGCCGCCGCCGCTAAGCTCGGCGATGTGTTCGACAGGCTGCTCGGCGTGATCGGTGGCCTACAGACCCGAATCGGTTCGGCCCTCGCGCCGCTGCTTACCGCGGTCGGCGAACAGATCATCAGTGTGGTCTCGAACGTCAGCAAGTTCATCGGCGAAAACCAAGAGCTGATCGTAACGATCGCTAAGTGGACGGCGGTCGGAGCTGGCTTGCTCGCTGGCCTTTTCGCACTCGGTGGAGCTGCGGCCGTCGCCTCGGTGGCCATGACCGGCCTAGCTGCGATCGGTGGAGCGATCGCCACAGTGTTCGGCCTGATCGTCAGTGTGATCACCGCCATCGTTTCCCCGATCGGTCTGGTGATCGTCGGAGTCACCGCCGCCACTGGAGCATTTCTCTACTTCTCGGGTGTCGGGGGTGAGATGGTCGGCTATCTGGTCGCCAAGTTCAACGAGCTTAAATCGATTGTGCTGCCGGTGTTCGATGCGATTAAGACCGCTTTGATGTCCGGCCAATGGCAAGCCGCTGGCCAAGTCGCCATGACCGGCCTGCAATTGGTCTTCCGGGTCGCGACTCGGGACCTGTACGCGGGGTGGCTTTCGATGATCACGAAGATTCAGAACGCTTGGACGGATCTGTCCGCCATGGTTTCCATTGGTGCGATTGAAATGGTCGTCGGTGTCGTGAACACCCTGGCCGGGATCCCAACCCAACTGGCCAAAGGATTCGCAACGGCAGTCACTTGGTTACAGGGTGCGTTCGACGAAACGGTCAACTTCATCGCCAAGAAGCTGCTGTACATCTATTCGCTAATCGACCGTTCGGTTGACTACGAAAAAGCAGCGATGCAGATGGACAAAGATGCTGCCAAACGAGCCGATGCGCGTCAGAAATCGCTAGACACTGCCAACCAGAAACGAGACCAGGAGCTACAGACTGGCAATACTGGCCGCTTGCAATTGGCCAATCAAATGACGCAGGGTATCACCGCCCAGGCGAATCAAACCAAGAGCGATCGCGAGGGACGCAACGCTCAATCCCTTGGTGTGTTTGACAAATCGATTTCTGATCTCCGAGCATCGTTGAAAACACAAACAGCGGAGATCGACAAAAACGCACCAGGGAAAGGATTCCTTTCCTTCCTCGGTCCTTTGGGGCAAGCCGTTGAATCCGTGGTCGACACAGCCAAGACGCTGTCCGCTCCGACAAGCCGCAAGATTCCAACCGTAGAACAGATCAAAGCGACTACTGCCACTCAAGTCGGAGGAACGTTCTCAGGCTTTGCTGCTGGCATGATGGGGGGCACTACATCGGCCCTCGATCGTATGGCGGATCAGTCAGCCAAATCGAACGACTTGCTCTCGCAGATCGCCAAGAACACCGCCCAATCATCATCGCCTACTTATGGGACCTAAATAAATCATGAGTGCATGGACGCATTTGCCGATCTTCATTGATGAAACCGCAGAGTCTCGCGAAACGGACTTCGATCTCATTGGTGGACGTAAAAGCTTCAACCGCATTGCTATCGTCACCGGATACACCCAGGCGGAGGATGCTGCACAAGCGGCCATCGACTTGCCCAGTACTCCATTCCCATTGACCATTGCGGCCAGTGGAGTACTTCCCGCGATGCAGATGGTCACTGCTAAGGCGAAGCCGCTTGCGCCAAACGCATGGGAAATTGTCTTTGGGTACGAATCTCGTGCGATCGAGCTGTTCACTTACAGTGGCACGAGCCAGGGCAAGAGCCAGACAATCACCCAGTCGTATGGGACAACGATCTACGGTTCGGGCGCTGCGAATTATGGATCGGCGATTAACGTCGATCAGAACGGAGTCAAGGGCGTCGAGATCGGGATTCCTGGCCTAGAATTTTCGATCGAAAAGACGATGGCAAAGGGCGTACTAAGTTTTGCGTATGTGTTGACCCTTGTGAATTTGACGTACAAAACCAACAACGCAGCTTTTCGAGATTTCGCCCAGGGTGAACTGCTTTTTACCGGCGCGGAGTTCCGTCAATCTAGCAACGGCGAAACGACAGTTACTTTCAAATTTTCCGCTTCGCCAAATCGTACAGGGCTATCGTTTGGTACAATTACCGGCGTTGCCAAGAAGGGGCACGAATACTTGTGGGTTGACTATGAAGCTTGGGAGTCGGGTGGCTTTGTCATCCGGCGACCTCGCGGAGTGTACGTCGAGCGAGTTTACGAAGAAGGCAATTTTGCATTGCTCGGAATCTAACCCCTTCCATCATGACATTTCCAGGCGACAAATTCCGACCATCGGCAAGCCGTGAAAGAGAGATCACGAAGCTCATCGAGGCTGCGCGTGGCGAGCGAGCGTCCTTTGGTACGCCGTTGCTCGATGGACTAGGGCCCGGCCATGCCATCGCCAAGAATGAGACCGGTGCGGATCTGGCAATCTGCCGGGCTGCTCTGATACCAGCGGGGAGCACGCCTGGAATCTCGACCCAGGAAGCAGTTCCACGCGTCGATCCGGAGTACCGAAAAGGGTATTACACCCTCAAGGCCCTGACTCCCCTGGTCACTGATGCTAACCCCTTTTTCGAATCGCTCGCAGTCACTCTGGAGCCCATCAAAGACGGCAAGTTCGGTCGTGTTGCTATCGCCGGTTTGGCTGTCGCAAATGGCTCGCCACCTAGTGGTTTTGTTCAGCCAATTGCCGGGAATGTTACCGGTGGCGTGTTCGGCCTAGCAAGGGTTGTCGCCAACACTTCTGGCCTTTCTGGAGGTGCTGGTTTCGGCATCTGGGATCTGTCATGCAGATCTATGCAATCTAGTTACACACTGACCACGAACTGGGGATCGGGTTCAGCAACGGCCACGATCGGCGGGGCAGGAGGTTACTCGACACTAATCCGAGATCCGTTCAACATCGCGACTTGGCAGGTCAACGGAGACAAAGGCTGGTGCGTGTATGTCAGCGGAGTCTGGCAAGTAATCAATCCTTGGTGTGTGGGGAGCTAAGCCAATGACATCGACGACCATAGAAGGATTGACCTGTGCTTGGTGCGATGCCAACGGATCGCAAAGGAAGTGCTACCGCTGCCGAGACGCATGCAGGCAACCAAGGCTGTCTGACCGTCTCTACAGCATGCAGGTGACTGGCAACAATGGACTGCTGCCCTTTGCCGTGGCGTACGATGCCAGTTTTGCGACCGTCAACGGATGCTGCTCGAGCATCACCGCTTTCCCGAGAGCTGCTCCGAACGATCTGAGTGACATCAACGGTCTGTACCGATGGCGACGCTATCAGCGGAATTTTACATCTGTCCAGAAACACTGGGCGATTTGCACCAATCCCAGCCTCCCTGGGACTTGCAAGATTATCGGTCCAACCGAGACATGCCGGAGCAATGTTCAAGAGGCTTTCGGATGCGCACAGGGTTGGCGTCTCCGCGCGGGGATCACGACAGCACGACTCTACATCAGCCGCACTCAGCCTGGCTATGGATGCGACGAACCGGACGAGTGTCGCTATCGCTTGGCACTGGTGATCGATGGACAAATCGGTGTGACCTGGGGGACGCAATACACCCAAGGTTCACAAACCACGGTTGTTTCCTCAGCGTCTTTTTGCGACTTCCCGTTGAGTACTACTTGCGAATCCGGGAGTAGCGAATTCTGGCCTGTTGGATCACCGCCGCCGTTCAACCCATCGCTGTTGTCCGTCACTCTGCACCCGTTTCGTCTTGTGTTGCGTCGCTCGGTCGCCACTCTCGAGTTCCCGATGGTGTTCAACACAGCCAACGCTGTGGGCTTGAGCTGCGGCCCGCAGTGTGCAGCCAGCATCTCGGCGATTACGCCTACCTTTGCCGATCCTCCTGCGTTCGTCTGCAATGCCTTCGATGAATTGCCGACTGACACTGGAGGTCTTGAAGATGCAGAAAACAGCATTTGCACGCCAACCGACTGCGACGATCCTTTTTGCGATCCTCCGAATTTCGTCAATGTCTCAAGTGGTTTTGAACAAACACTGACCGGATCAACAGACTCAGGAATAGTCACGCCTGGCTCTCTGCCCCCGACGGCATTTCCAACCGAATGGACCGTGGAGCTTTCCTGATGCGAGACATGTTCGGCCATCCAATCCGAGAAGGTTCATTTATCGCCCAGACCGTCGATGGCATCAGTGGTGTAACGCACGAATTTGGCGAGGATCTGTACCTTGAGCCCGAGCAACGGGACCTCGGTTGGCCAGCACTGCATCTGTATTCGTTTCGCAATGCCAACGACTGGGATCCGGCCAAGGCCAAGGAATGGTTCTCGGAGTGGCTCCGGTGGAGTCTTCCTCCGGGGTGCTCTTGTGCGGTCCACATCCAGGCGACCTTGGAAGCGTTTCCACTGTTCGACGAAATGCTCACGGATCCCGATTCGTTTTTCTATCGGGGGGTCGAACTGCACAACGCCATCAACGAGAGGATCGATGTCGATCACTCCCACCCCCAAGTGCCACTTGCCCGCGCTCGCGAGATCTGGTCGAGGATTGCTGCGGCCGGGCAAGTGGCTTGGTTTCGCCCTGTGAATGATACCATCAAGGGCGGTCGGCGTCTTGTGATCACCGTAGCGACCGGCAAAGCTCGTGAGTGGCTGCGGTACACCGAAGGCCCGATGCGAGCCTACGCCGCAGCCTGCGGTGCGGATTTCGTCGCCTTAAAGAATACCACCCAGGGCTGGTGGGGCCTCGAGAAGTTCCGGGTTCATGCATTCGCGAAACAGTACGAAGAAACGCTTTACCTTGATGCCGATGTGCTGGTAACCGAATCGGCCGACGAATCGATTTTCCAGACACAAGCAAGCGTTTCGATGCATGACGAGTTTGATTACCTGCCTGCAAAGTCTTGGGTTGAAGCGTCGGTTTTGGCGGTATCGGATTGCATCGACTACCGGCCAGTCTCTAGGCTTTTTATTCAATTCCTGAATTCGGGGGTGGTTCATTGCAAGCAGCACGGTGCTGATGTGTGGAAGCCTCCGACGCTGCCGATTCCCACTGGCCATGTCTCCGAGCAAACCTTGGTAGGGATCAACTTCCACCGAATGCAAGTCGCGAAACGAATGCTGTCGCCGCAAAAGAACTGTCAGGTCTGGAACCGAGAATTCAACCGCATTTTGCCCGACGCCCATTTCGTCCATGCTTCCGGCGAGCCAAAGAAAACCGAATTGCTCCGATCGCTCGTCGAGCAGCTCCGCTTGGTAGGAAACCCTGCGTTCACACTTACCCCAAAGGATTGACGCCCATGCGTTGCCCACGATTGCTAGGCCTGATGACTCGCGCGAAGATCATGTTTGCGTTGTCCCCCAACGTAATCCGAATCATGCTGCCTGACGACAGCGAGATCGAACTGGTGCTGATCGACTGCTTCACGCCGCCCATGTCGCGAAAGATCGAGCACAAACGCATGGGGACCGACGAAAAGCACGACAAGGAAGAACCAAATCCTGCTGGAGTCGCGGCCTACAAAGCGACGGTTCAGATCCTCGAGCAGTGCCCCCTGTGGACTCGAGTGCTTATCCCAACCCCGCAGCATGACCGGGAATGGTTTCGCAACCTCCGGCCCAAATCCAAGCAACCAGGCCACCTGTGGATCAGCGAACACCAGACCCTCTCCGAGAGGCTTGTCCAACTCGGAGTGGCAACCAAAGAGCAACCAAAAGACGGAGCGTCGCTATTTGATGGGACTTCGATTCGCACTAGCCAGGAGGACTCAGGACTATGGTCGTTTTCGCCGAACTGAATGCCGAGATGACGCATCTCATGCCCCACAATTCCAGCCCGCATGGACGATACCGCAGGCAGGCTAGAGGCACCGCGCCCACATGCTCATGCTGTGGTGCCAAGTACAAAGCCGCCTCCACTCGAGAGCGGATCACTTGGTACTACCGTCAATGTGCATGTGCCCCCAAGCATGGCATCCCACGCCAGAGGCCTAAACGATACTGATGGCACGCAAGCGACCGCCAGCCGCAGCAGCTCCCGAGGATCCCGAGGACGACGACAACGAGTCTGGCTCGGAGCGTCCCAAGGACTCTTATGCCAAGCACCGCAAACGCCAGGCCTCCAAAGCCAAAAAGGAATCGACCGAGGCCAGAGACATCGGCCCGATTCCGGCAATCGTCAATGCGAAGCGCCGAGAGTCCTGTAGGCTCAACCTCAAGAAGTACCTTCTCACGTACTTCAAAGAGTCCTTCCCGCTGCCGTTCTCCGAGGACCATGAGCGGATCCTCAAGGAAATCGAAGAGCGAGCGATCAACGGAAGCTTGAAGTGCATCGCCATGCCGCGAGGGAGTGGCAAGACAACTGTCCTGTTGCGAGCCCTGCTCTGGGTGCTGTCCTATGGACATCAGCGATTCGGAGTCCTAGTCGAAGCCGACGAAGGTGCTGCCGAGGAATCGCTCGATGTGATCAAAATGGAGTGGGAAACCAATCCACTGCTCCTGGAGGATTTTCCTGAGATCGCTTTCCCAATTCGATGCCTCGAGGGAATCACCCAGCGAGGCAACGCGCAGACGACCCAGGGCAAGCGAACGCTGATTGGATGGCGTCGGAAAGAGCTCGTGTTTCCGACGATAGAGGGATCGCAGGCGGCTGGGGCAATTATTCGCTGCACCGGAATCCTTGGGAGAGTCCGAGGCATGCAGAAGGTACTCGCCGACGGCAAGACCATCCGCCCTAGTTTCGTGCTCGTCAACGACCCGCAGACCGACACTTCGGCATTGTCCGACGCGGAATGTGCCAAGCGGGAAAAGGTGATCGGTGGCGCAATCCTGGGCCTTGGTGGGCCTGGGAAACGAATCGCAGGCTTTGCGGCCGTCACCGTGATCCGAGAGGGCGACGTAGCTGACCGGATGCTAAACCACAAGCTCATGCCCAAATGGCACGGCGATCGATGCCGGCTGGTCTATGAGTGGCCGACAAACCGGGAATTGTGGACAAAGTACTTCGACATCCGCGCCGAAGAGATCGCCGAAGGAAACGACGAGCATCCCAAGGGCAACAAGTTCTACAAGGCCAACCGCGAAGCGATGGACGCAGGGTCCCGGGTGGGCTGGGCACATCGCAAGTTTCCTCACGAGATCTCGGCGATCCAGCACGCCGAGAATCTCCGTTTCGATAATCCGGACACGTTTGACGCCGAGTATCAAAACGAGCCCAAGAAATCGATTGTTGCCGTCGATGGCATCCGCTGCCTGACCTCCGACGAGTTCTGCTTGCGGATACTCCCGACGCACCGCCGAGGGGAGATTCCCGACTGGGTCGAGCACATTACCTTGGGGGTCGACGTTCAAGGATCCTCGCTCTGGTGGGTCGTTGCCGGTGTCGGTGCCGACTTCTCCGGGGTAGTTGTCGATTATGGGATCTGGCCCGAGCCTGGGATCGACTATGTCACGCTCGCCGACATCGATCGGACCATCATACGAGCCACCGGAATCCGATCCTCTACCGAGTCGCTATTGGTCGCGCTAGGCAAGCTCCGAGACGAGCGACAAGCGGTGATTTATAGTCGCGACGACGGGACGCAGTTCCGGCCTGAGATCATGGTCGTGGATGCGGGGTACCAGACGGAAGTCGTCTATCGATTCTCCCAGATACATCAGCACGTGGTTCCAAGCCATGGCAAGGGAGTCACTGCACGCCAGAGGCCCTGGAACCAGGAGAAGAAGAAAGCCGGGGAGCGGATGGGGTTTGGTTGGCGCATGCCACCGACCCGAGGCACCCGGGCCCCGCGGTACTGCCTCGTCGACACGAACACTTGGAAGACGGCCATGATGGAACGCTGGACCACCGATGCAGGGGAGCCTGGTGCTTGGTGGCTCTACCGAGCCGCCCCGCTGCGTCACCGGATGATCGCTGACAACCTTTCTGCAGAATACCCCACGAAGACTCAGGGGCAAGGCAGAGAGCTGTTTGAGTGGGGATGCAGGCCAGGACGGGACAATCACTTCCTTGACGCGACGATCCTAGCCGCGGTGGGTGCCTCGATCCTGGGGGTGAAAGTTCCCGGTGAGTCGGATCGAGTGGTACGCCGCCGCAAGATTTCCATGTCCGACCGATCCGGACAGGATCGACCCGAGCAGGATCAATCCCGAGAGCCGTCACCGGTCGAGCAGCGAGTCGAAGCCGTCGAGAAGATCGCCAAGCGGCCGAACGATGGCAAGCTTACCCTAGCCGAGCTGCGGGCCCTCAGGCGGAAGAGTGGGTGATGGATCTTGTTCCGGTACAGATTCGGTTGGCTCGTCCATCGAGCGACTGATCTCGTGTAGAAGATCCTTGTAGAATTTGCGACGAGCTCGGTAGTAGGCGTCACGAATTTCGACGCTTTCGGGCGACTGGTCGGTCATTTCCCATTCCGCGTACTTACTAACCAATGCCATGCCGTTTCCTGGCACAAGCTCAATCACCGCATTGCCTGTTTCTGGGTCCCACGTTCGCAGGGCAAAAGAAAAGATTCGATTAGTCTCGCGCATCAACTCGAAGAATTCTTTTTGTGACAGGACAGTGGAGAACTCCAGTCGCTTACTGCCGACGTCCCCGATCATCATCATCATTTTTGGTTCAAACATTTCCATGGTTTTTCTCTGTTTGTTTCGGTGTTTTAGATGGATAGTGCTTTGCGAGGAACTCTTGGAACTCTGGCGATTTGACCAAGTCTTCCATGGCTTGTGCTGCCCTCTTCATCGCACCGGCCCAAAGGGCAAAGGCTTCGGAAATCTGCTTCGGATCAATCGTCTTTGGCTTACGCCTACCCACGGTTTGCTCCTATTGCCTTGTCGATAAGGTTGTCCAGGTGTTCTTCACTTGGGCAACTCTTTCCGGGCTTTACTGCGTCCTTAGGGTTTTGCACCACGCACAACGTCGAATCGCTATGGTGCTGTGCTCGCAACCATCGGTATCGCTCCGCGTCAATTTGGTCAGCGTGACATGCGTACCAATCGGCCACAGTCTTGCAGTCCCAGATGTACGCATCCTGATAGCTTACGTGAGGGCCATAGACCTCCGTTATTGTACGTCCGCTTTTGTACAGCCGGATTCGAGCTTTCGCGCGTTCTACGTCTTCCAGTGTCATTGCTTTCCCCCCGTTTGCTGCTTGTAGTCTACGGATACCCCAGGACCACAACTAGGACCACGGACGGGAAATCCTTTGGTTTTTCTGGCTTGTGCGAGTCTTGCTAAGACTCGCTATCGTTGGGTTTTGCTGTAGACCGAAAGACCTGTAGGGGGCCGCTTCTCTGCGTGCGGTGGGACATTTCATCAACTGTTTCCCCAACCGCAACTGCTATCGGCCCAATAAACTCCCCACCAAGAAAACAGGGGAGTCGGCAGATGTCATCGACGCGGATCGTCTCATGTCCTTCAAGCTGACGAACATCCGTTTTGGGGATGGCGTATTTTAACTCAGTGATGCGGACCATCACATTTAGCACGGAAATGTGATCTCCCCTTTTTAGATCCTGATTGACTCTGAGGTACTGGAGCAGTCGCTTGTGGATTTCGAGGCTTTTGAAACGGCGACTCCCAAAGGTGCAGACCAATTCCCATTCCAAATTAGCGATCATCGCAGCAGCTCCAATCTTCCTTTGCCGAGGATCTCTTTCACGGTGGCCTCTTTCCCGCTTCGGTGGTCTTTGACGAGCCCGCGCGAGAAGTTGTACGTTCGAACCACGGTATGGTCATGGATCGCTACGTCGCGACGATCCTTGCGGACCTTGGCCTGTGCGTCGGCTTTGGCCTGGGCGATCCGCTTGTCCAGTTCGGCCAGGGCCATTCGGTACGATGCTTCACGTGTCCGGCAGTCGGCGTAGGCCGCGATCCCAGACGCATGATCGGTGATTCGACAAGCCGACTCAATCTTGTTGCGGTTCTGGCCACCTGGGCCAGTTCCCCGCATGTACTCGATCGTCCGTCCGTTTCTGGTCGATTTGGTCATAACATCCCCCTACAAGCCTGTACAGCGAGCGTCATAATCACGCCCAGTATGATACCGATGACGATCCCAAGCAACTCCGGCCAGCATCCGTTGTTGCTCCGGGCCCGAGCTGCTTCGCGGGGGATCGCTCCGCCGCCGAGCAGCATGCCGATTAGTTTGAACATGGCTTGCCTCAGTTCGTGCTAGGTTTGATCCATCTCGACAGGATGGCTGCGATGCTCTGGTTGTTCTGGGCCACGACGGCCCGGAGCTGGTCGAGCTCGGCGTCCTTGGCTTTCCTGGCCTTGCAATGCTCCGCGTTGATCTTCAACAATTCGTCGAAGTTCCTCACCAGATTATTCTTGGTGTCACGGAGCTGGTCGAGCTCGGCTTGTAGGGCTTTCTTGTCCCTGACATGCTGCGCGATGATCCGAATCAGATCGTCTTGGCTTTTCTGCATGTGATTGTTAGCGTCACGCAGTAGCTTGACTTCGTCACGCAGTAGCTCGACTTCGTCGCGAAGCTTTCGGGCCGCGTCGAAGATGGCCAGCAGCAGACCGGGATGCGTCTCCCATTTGCCGATCAGGTCCATTGCTTGATCGACGCTCAATGGGTTGTCGTCGTCGGTGCTCATAGCGAGGGCCCTCGAAAGTCGTCGTCGCCGAGCGCAATGATGACGCAGAAAAACACTACGACACAAACAGCAATGATTAGGTCCATCAGTTGCACCGGCTCCCGCAGCTTGCGTACCCAGCGATGTCCACCCAGTTGTCCCGTTTGCGTTGGTGCGTCTCGCGGGAGGTCTTCAGCAAGATCATCGCCAGTGCGACGTCTCGGGGCTCGAATGTCATGCCGTCTTTGAGCTTGCAAAGGAACAACGCCGACCACATGCCAGCGGTCCGACGGAAGTCCTGGTCCGGTGGCCCGTATTGAGCTTGGCGACTGCCCCGCGTGATCCGAGATGCTTCGGCCAGGATGTCTTCGTCGTCGTCGTCTTGCTCGGCGAGACCCATCCGTTCTACTTTTGAAATGTGATGTTCGCTTAGCTGTACGGCAAGGCTGATCAGGCTCGTCCAGTAGCACGCATACGTGATTCGATTATCGTAGTCGATGTTCAGGTGTCGCACCCGCTTGCCGAGCCACATGGCCAGGGTCAGCTCGGCCACAGCTCCATTGCTATTCTCCCAGCCTGGAAGCAGGACAATCTCGTCGCACCGCAGGACGGCCTCGAGGCACCGACGCACGGTCTTTTGGAGGTCCATGGTTTTGGGGAATGTGCAGGCGTCAGGATTTGCATGCGATGGATTGGCAAACGGGTCGAAACCATCGTGCTTGCGATCCTCGTCCGCTGGGCTGATAACTTCGTTGCCGGCGTCACGCAGCTCCTTGGCGACTCGATCAAACAGGGGGTAGTTGAACCAAGCCACCCCGCGCATCGGGCCAGCGATGTACAGGACTCGCTTGCGTTGGATTGGCTCGGTAATCGGCTCCGCGTCTGTATCGTACGCATTCGGTACCGTGTATCCGATCGTGATCTTTTCGTTCTGCATGTTCGCGAAATCTGTTTCGGGAACATCTAGCTTTTGCTGTGTTTCCGTTGGTCCGTCCATGACCATTTTGCTGGCGTCAGCAGAATGGTTGTCGAGCAAACTGTTCGGAGTTTCCGAAGGGTTCGAACTGTCCGAGATTTCCGGATCGTTGGATGCAAAGACATCGCTTAGCTTCTTTGGCCAGTCCGAAAGCGTTCGCCCAACGTTGCGATGAGAAATCGTAACGATTGCATTTCCAGCGAGCGCAGCAATGTCGCATGAGTAAATCGTCGAATCCCATGCTTTCAGCACGCCATCAACATACAAGGCCTCGTCTCCGCTGTCGTCAGTCACGGCAACAATTTGCTTGACTCTCTCGTAAGTGTCAGCGATTTCCTCAGTTGTTAAGGATTCCTTGATAACTGGTTCGGGCTCGACGGCAACTGTCAAGGATTCCTTAACAGTTGGTTCAAGCTCAAAGGCAACGGTTTTGACGATCGGCTTTTCGACCTCCGAGACCATCTGGACACCCATCTGTGAAAGGTCCGGTGGACGGTCGATCGAACCGATCTCCACTAGCGATCCATCCACCGTGTATTGCCTCCCTCCGATCAAAGTATCTACTTGAGCCTGTAAAAGCTTGCCAACAACATGCGGGTCAAAGTGCTTTGCTGCATGAATCACCCGCCATTTAAAATCCTTCACTCTCTCATCCTCCTAAGAAAAACCACCCGAAATTCCTTACGCTGCTCCCCTGCGGATCAGCGGTGATAGGTATGACACGCCGTCGATGATCGGGATTTGAAGATTCAAATGCCCGAGTCCCTTTTGCACCAACTGGATTCCGTAACCGTTGACCCAGTCGGTCAAGTTTTGATGCATGTAGAAGGGCTGTAGCTGGCACAGGCAACCGGGGTTCCAAGCTCCGATCGGGCCCGAGGCCACCGTCCGCTTGGTCGCCATGTCCATGCGGTGGGTATGGCCGAACCAGATGTTCGAGTTGTACTTGGCCAAGTGCGCGGCCGCTGCGGCCTTGGAAGTGAATTGGCCATGGGTGAAGTAGCAATTGTCCCGCAGGATCGTTCCGGGGACATGGCACCCGTCGTACCACTGACCCTGCTTGTAGATGGGGATCTTCCGCTTGTCGAGCTGCAACACCGTCTCGGTCGAGAACAACGTGTTGAGCATCTTGACGTCGCCTCGGGATCCTTTGCCCGTTCGCAGTGCGTCGGTGACGATCCACTTCTCGATGCGTCGCTCGTGGTTTCCCTCGAGGTACTCGATCGTCGCTTGTGGTGCTGCCGACTGCAGCGCATCGAGGAACTGATTGGTCGCTTGGCAGTCGTCCTCGAAAGTGTAGTCGGTCTCGGCCACATAGCCCCAGGTATGGTGCTCGGCCAAAAAGCCACCGCAGTCGAGATGATCACCCAGGAGGATGATCGACGAGGGCTTGAGCATCGCAATGTCGGCCAGCATCGCCGACGCTGCCGACTGATCGACGAAGCATCCATGCGAATCAGGGACGATCACTCGCAGGGTGACACCCCCCTTGGAGCTTTTGGCCTTGCGCGTCAGGTTCAATTTCACCGACGAGCTTCGCAATCGATCAAGGGTCTGCTCGAGCAGCTCTCGCGCCGACCGCTCTCGCTTGAGTGCGACCTCGAGTTGCTTGAGCTGTGCTCTGGCGGTCAGTAGCTCTTGGGACTCGGTCGCCTCGTTGCGGGTCCAAGCTTTGATCTGTTTTTTAAGGCTCATGAAGCGACCTCGTTCAGCCAGGTGTCGAAACCGAATCGACCCACCTTGCAGACTTTGGCGTTCACGAATCGGAGAAGGTCCGCTTTGCCCGGGAACAGGTCTCGCGACTCACCGCCCTTGTGCCAATCGATGCAAAGCGTCTTGAGCTCTCCGGCCTTTTTGGGCTCGTTGGCTTCAAGGACCTGGAACCAGGTCTGCATGCCCTTTTTCCGTTGGTACTCTGTCGCCGACTGGCGAGCTTCCTCCAGGAGGCTGTTGGGTTTCGTGCTGGTCTTTTTGCTGGCTGGCATCATGCCTCCATGGGGGGTGAAAAGTTAAGCGACCTCGGCGGCCACCTGCGGTGCGACGTTCGCACCGGGTTTGGCTGGTGGGGGTGGTGGCGGTGGGACTTGCAGTTTGAGCTCGTCCCAGCTTTCGCCCCTGGCTTGGCACATGCGAACCATCACCATTCCGAGGTAGCCTTTGGGCTTGTCGACCTGGTGCTCTCGGCAACGTGCCAATGCGTCCAGCAGGCCTGCCTTGTCAAAGTCGGTGCCGACCCAAGCGATCCGCCAGATCTCGTCGCGATTCAGGCCCAGCCGGATCCCGCGAGCTTGCATTTCGCTCATGCTCGCTGCGGTTTCCCGAACCGATTCCCGAAATTCAAATCCCGCCGACGTCCAATCGTTCGAACGACGGGTTTTGTCCGGTCCGGTTAGGTCGGGTCCTTTCCTGTCCTGTTCGGTACGGTCCGGTCGTGTGCTCGGGGGATTCCCCCGAGGCGTCGGGAGATTGTCGGGGGATTCCCCCGAGGTACTAGAATCCCTGAGTTTTTCCGCTTGGTCCGCAATGTCCTGAGCGATCTCACCCGCTGGGACAGCCTCAAGCCATCCGATGTCCTCACGTGAGGCCCAAGCGAACAAGTCCCGGAAAACGGACTCGGCAAAACCAGTGATCCTGGCAACGTGGGAGATCTTCAGGGGAATCCCCCGACTGTTCCCCAGCGTCCCCCTGACATGGCAGGAGGCCGCATAGGCACAAAGGGCGCACCACGCGCCATAGATCGCTGGAGCTCGTTCGGCGTCGAAGTCCTCCAGCATGGCTTGGTAGCCGGTCGACGAAAAGCCGACTGGCATGGCGATCCAAGTGAGCTGCTTCAACTTGCGAGATTCCGCTCGCTCGAATGTCTCAGTCCACTTGGCAATTCGGTAGACGGTCCCAGTCCCGGAGCTATCCATTAGTCAGGATCCTCCAGAGCTCAAAGCTCACAAGCACGCAGGCGCACAACAGAGCCACGAGCGACACGCAGGCCAGCAAGATGCCTTCGGCGCTAGGCGTCGGGAGCCCTTCGCCGACGAGGTCGTCTTGCCAGTCGTGTTTGTCGTTGTCGAAGCTGTCGTCGTCGTGATCCATGCCGGAAAGTTCTAGTTCGTGACGCATCGTTTATGCCCTTTCGATGGTTACAATCGGTGACTAATCGAGATTCCGGTCGTCGTGAAAACTGAGGGAATCATCCGGTGGAAGATTCAGAGCCCGCGTCGCTTGACTCAGGCCAGGGGTGTCGACCCAATCGGTGATCTCGGCCCGGAGCTCACGTTGAGCTGCTGGCAGGAAATTCGCGTAGGTTTTCAATGCTGCGACCGCTGCTGGATCGCGGATCGTTCCGTCGTGGTTGAACGGTCTGAGGACAAAGCACCCCGAGTCGAGCGGCTGCTCGTCGGGAGTGCGCACGTGGTATTTGGTGTAGAGCTGGTTCATGTCTAAATCCCTGCCTTTGCTGCGCATGGCTTGCACAAAGCTAGGCCGTCTGGAATGCAGACGGTCAACGATCCGCAAGTCATGCAGGGTGAAATGTCGTAGCCGCTGCGCTCGATTGCCGCGACGAGCGAGAGGGCAACCTCCAGAGCTGCAACAGTCCGGTCCCCTACTTTCTTTCGAACTAGATTTAGTTCGTCTCGACTTGGAACAGCCTGAGAAAATCCACCGCTTCCGAGCGGAAGATCATCCGGAAGCAAAACCCCGTAGATCGGCCCTTTGTTTTGATCGAGGCTCACTTGTTGGCCTCCATCTGCACTGCCTGGTTCGGAGTCGTGGAGTGCTTGATCTGGTACACCGAAACGGCGCAGTAGACGGTGAGAAACAAGTTGATGACTAAGAAAATGAACACGATGAAGATCATTACAAAAATGTCTCGGATGTCGTGTTTTACAAAAATCATGTTGCGACAAAGGTCGAACAGTGAATCGCGACTGATCTGCTGCAATGCTTGTGCGAGATCAGTAGGTTGGCGATGTTGTTCGCTGCTCAAGATGCCACCGTGTCACCTTTCTTGCTGGCTCGCTTGGGCTTTGTGGCCTTGGCCGAGAGAGCTGCGGTGGATTGACGGCGGACGGACGCCTCAAATTCTTCGTGGTCTCTCGAAGCTATGACGTCTTTTTTGCGACGCTCGGAAGCGATCTTCTGTCGGAGTGCCTTGTGCTCATGGTTAGCCTCCGAGCATGCATCCCGAACGAGGTTTACTTGGTCCTCAAAGTCGTCCGAGTCTTCATTGTCGTCGGTGTCATCGTGTTCAACACTCGCAAGCGCCCGAATCTGTTCACGCCTGGAAAGCCCCTTCTTTGGCTGTTGCTCGGGCTTGCCACCGTAAGCAGCCAGGCCGGTGGGGTCTGGATCGATCTCGAAGCCGGGGAGGAAGTTCTGGACGAATTGAGCGGCCACAATCTCCCGGGCCTGGGAAACCTCGTAGGACTCTTCGCCGTAGAGCTCGGCCGTACGCGCGAACCAGCCAAACTCGAAGTCGTGGGGCCGGATCCGGAGCTTGGGCCGACCCTCGTCGTCGAGTTGGATCTCACCCGTCCGTTTGTTCTTGGCGAGCATCAGGTGCCGCAGCTCGTGATCGATCACCGCTTGGAGTCGTTTGCTCGTCCATGCGTCCATCCGTTCGCCGTCGAGGGTCATCAGAGCATCGCCGAGACCCAAGGTCCGCTCGGCTAGCTTGGTGATCCGGATGCATCCAGCGGCCTCGGAGCCTCGCACCTTGATCGCTGGCCCCTCTTCGCTCCTGGCGATGAGTGCGGTGACCGTCACGCCAGCTGCATGCAGATCCCCATGGTTCTCCTTCATCACCTTCTGGATCGTCAGGTTTACCTCTTCGTTCGCAATTGAATACCAAGCCATTATGCCCATTCTCCCTTGTCATTTACCGAAATCGTTTGCTTGAGACGATGCACAGTGCCTCCGTCTCGTCGTTCTTCCGTCGTCTCGATGATTCCCCAGGCCCTCAGGTCCGAGAAAGGTTGTGTCCAACAGTTGATCCCCCGGCCCGAGATCGCAGCCATCTCACGCATCGTGAGTCCGCGAGCAGCTCGGGAGATCGCCGTGAAGACTTGCAGTCGCTTGCCGACGATCAGCCTCGATTCCTTGCGGCCCGAGTCCGACCGTGCCGCAGCCAATCGGACCATGTCTCGATTCGCGTCGGCAGCATCGCCAGACAGGGGGAGGAATTGTTGCTCGAGCGCTGTCACGGTGATCACTCCATCCAAGCTGGTTGTTGTTCAGGAAGTGCCGACGCAGCCGACTGGACCGTCGGCATCACATCGACTTCGGCAGCCGTGGCCACCGGAGGCCAAGCGACCTCGGGAGCATCGTTTGAGACTTGCCGACCTTCTGCGTCGACCTCGTCGATCTCGATGCCGGGATTCTGCTCGATGAACTCCCCGAGATGATTCCAAGGTGCATCGCCAAATCGGATGTACCACTGATCCATGTCGACGTCATAGAACGTCTTGACTGGTTTCTTTTTCGTGCCCGAGCCGACCGCATAAAGCTTT